TGGTACTGGAAATTGGTTTCATAAAACATGGGTATCAGCAGAAAATCAACAAAATGATTTTTTACCAATTAAATTACCTTGGCATGTACATCCTGAAAGAGATCAAGAATGGAGAGATAGACAAGATGAATTATTAGGGGATCCTAGAATGGCAGCTCAAGAATGTGATTGTGATTTTAGTACTTCTGGTGATATAGTATTCTACTCTGAATGGATTGATTTTATAAATCAAACTACAATACAAAAACCATTAGAAAGAAGAGGTGTAGATCAAAATTTATGGGTTTGGGAATCACCTGATTATACTAGAGAGTATATGGTTACAGCTGACGTAGCTAGAGGTGATGGTAAAGATTTTTCTGCATGTCATGTTATTGATATTGAAACAAATACACAAGTTGCAGAATATAAAGGACAATTACCACCTAAAGAATTTGGTTATTTTTTAACTGGTTTAGCTACAGAGTATAATAATGCTATGTTAGTAGTTGAAAATGCTAATATTGGTTGGGCTACATTAGATGCAATTAAAGAAAGAGGATATAGAAATTTATACCAGTCACCTAAAACAGATAAAATGACAGCTGAATCATACTTAAGAGTATATGAAGGTAATTCTGAAATGGTACCTGGATTTACTATGTCAATGCGAACTAGACCTTTATGTATTAATAAATTTAGAGAATTTGTTGGTGATAAATCAGTAACTATTCGTTCAAGACGTTTATTAGAAGAAATGAAAGTATTTGTTTGGCGTAATGGAAGACCAGAAGCTCAAAGAGGCTACAATGATGACTTGGTTATGTCATTTGGGATTGGTATGTTCCTACGTGACACTTCATTGAAGTTTCAACAACAAAGTTTAGATATGGCAAGAGCAGCATTAGGGAGTGTAAAAAGTAATAAAGTATCCTACAGTGGGGGTTATGGAAATATTGGGTCAAATGTACAAAACCCATATAAAGTTAAATTAGGTGGCAAAGATCATGATATAAGTTGGTTAGTAGGATAATAAATATTATATTTATAAATAAATAAGATGGCAGATACAGGTTTATTTTCAAGGTTAAGAAGATTATTTTCAACAGACGTTATTATACGTAATGCTGGAGGTAATCAACTTAAAACATTTGATATAAATAAAGCACAGCAAACCGGTACTTTAGAAACAAATTCATTAGTAGATAGATTTAATAGAATCTATTCAAACTCAGGAACTTCAATTTATGGACAACAAGCAGCATTTAACTATCAAGTTATGCGTCCATTACTTTACTCAGATTATGATGCGATGGATATGGATGCTATTTGTGCTTCAGCATTAGATATTGTATCAGATGAATCTACACTTAAAAACGATATGGGTGAAGTATTATCCATTAAATCTGCTGATGAAGATATACAAAAAATATTATATAATTTATTTTATGATGTATTAAATATAGAATTTAATTTATGGCCTTGGATTCGTAATATGTGTAAGTATGGTGATTTCTTCTTAAAATTAGAAATTGCAGAAAAATTTGGTGTTTATAATGTAATACCTTACACTGCATTCCATATTGAAAGAATTGAAGGTAGAGTTGGTTGGGATACAGATGAACAAAAAATGAATAACCCATCTGAAGTTAAATTTAGATTTGAACCAGATGGTGTTTCAACTTCAACTTATGGTTATTATAATGTACCTAATTCTGGTGACCAAGCTAGTTCTATTATATTTGATAATTATGAAATGGCTCACTTTAGATTATTATCAGATATGAATTTCTTACCTTATGGTAGATCATATTTAGAGCCAGCTAGAAAATTATACAAACAATATACGTTAATGGAAGATGCAATGTTAATTCATAGAATTGTACGTGCACCTGAAAAACGTATTTTCTATATGAATGTTGGAGCTATTCCTCCAAATGAAGTAGATGCATTTATGGAAAAAACTTTAAGTAAATTAAAGCGTACTCCATTTGTAGATGAAAAAACTGGTGAATATAACTTAAAATATAATATGCAAAACATATTAGAAGATTTCTATATCCCAGTTAGAGGAAATGATCAGGCAACTAAAATAGAAAACTTAAATGGGTTACAATGGGATGGAATTCAAGACGTTGAATATCTAAGAGATAAATTATTTGCAGCTTTAAAAGTACCTAAACAATTTATGGGTTATGATGAAAATGCAGATGGTAAAGCTACATTAGCTGCTCAAGATATTAGATTTGCTCGTACAATTGAACGTATACAAAGAATTGTAGTTTCAGAATTATATAAAATAGCATTAGTTCATTTATATACTCAAGGTTATAGAGACGAACAATTAGGTAATTTTGAATTATCATTAACTAATCCTTCTATCATATATGATCAGGAAAGAATAGCATTAATGAAAGAAAAAGTTGATTTAGCTGCTCAAATGACAGAAACTAAATTATTACCTACAGATTGGATTTACGAACATATATTCCATTTAAGTGAAGATCAATTTGATGAATACAGAGATTTAATTAGAGAAGATGCTAAAAGATCATTTAGATTAGCTCAACTTGAAGCAGAAGGAAATGATCCAATTGAAACTGGTAAATCATATGGTACACCTCATGATTTAGCTTCATTATATGGGTCAGGTAGAATGTATTCTAATCCAGCAAATGTACCTGATGGTTATGATAAAGATCAAAAAACACCATTAGGAAGACCTACTGAAAAAGTATCTAAACGAAATTCTCAAGATGGTAATTTTGGAAAAGATAGATTAGGTGCAGCAGGTATGAAAAAGGATTATAATGATTCAAATAAGAGTCCATTAGCATTAGAGGGTAATACCCAATTTTTACAACACCAAAGTATGTTAAATTCTATTCCTGGTAAAAAACAAATGGTATTTGAGCAAGATAAGGCAAAATCGTCGCTTCTTGATGAATCAAATATTAAGGAACAGAAATCTTAGTATATTTATAAAAAAATAAATATTGATGTATATAAAACATTCAAAGTTTAAGAACACTGGTATACTTTTTGAGATTTTAGTAAAGAAGATTACTAGTGACACTTTATCAGGTAAAACTTCCAAGGCAATAAAAATAATAAAAGAATATTTTGTTAATACAGAATTAGGGAAGGAATATAAATTATATGAAACTATGTTTAAGGCAAAAAACCTTACAGAACATAGAGCTAATATGGTATTAAATACTATACTTGAGCAATCTAAAAAGTTAAATAGAACTAAACTAAAACAGGAAAAGTATAGATTAATTAAAGAATTAAAAAACCATTATGATTTAGATGAATTATTTAAAACTAAATTAAATGATTATAAATCACAAGCTTCATTATATACTTTATTAGAAATATATAACACAGATAAACCTACAAACCCACAACAGGTAGTTGATAATAAAATTAATATTTTAGAGCATGTATCAGGTGGAACTGTAGATAATAAAAAAGTTAAAGACACAGTATTAGCTGAATTTAAATCATATGATAAAGATTTACGTACATTAACTTACCATGTATTACTAGAAAATTTCAATACTAAGTATGATAAATTAAATTCTAAACAAAAATTAATTTTAAAGGAATTTATAAACTCAGCAGATAATGGTCCTGTATTAAAAAAATTCTTCAATAAAGAAATAGTTGAAATAAAATCTTCACTAAAAGAACAAACAGCAAAGGTTACAGATAAAGCTACAAAAATTAAATTAGAAGAAATTGATAAATTAATTGTAGAAATAAATAAAAGAACTAATGTTAAAAGTAGTCATTTAGTTGACTTACTTCAATACCATTCACTATTAGAAGAATTAAATACAGCACATGGGTAAGGTGGAAAACATAGTCAAAAATTTAGTTAGAGAAATGGCCAAAGAAGGTTCTGCTGACCAAGCAGAAAAAGACACTGGTATTCCAAAAAGAAAACAAGAAGTAGGAAAAGTAACTTTTAGTAAAGATGGTGATACTAAATTTACTGTAACTGATATCAATAACGAAACAGGAAAAGTTTCGTGGACTGTAGAATATTTACCTTCATATGATGAATTATTTACAGCAGTAACTAAATTAGTTGATGTAGCTAAAGGTGTTAGAAATGATACTAAAGGTGATCCTGTATTTAGAGAAATTTTTGAAACAGCAAAATTATTAAGAAATAAAATCCGTACTCATCTTAGAAATGAATACCCAGATGAATATCAAAGGATAGTAATGAGATTATCTGAAAATGATTTAACAGAAAATAAATTAATTAGTCCTTCAAAAGTAATAGCTCTTAATAGTAAAAGAGCAGATGCTGTTACTGCTGCTGTAGTTAAAGAATTTGGTATTAAAGATGAAAGTAGATTAAAAGGAGTTATTAGAACTGCTTTAGCTGATTTTATGTTTGATGATGAATTAGAAGAAATATCAACTTCCGGTGCAGCTGGAGCTTATTTAACACCATATGCTTTTAATAAAAATAAAAAAGCAAAGGGAACTGATGATGATATTTATACTAAAGAATTTGGGTATAAATTAGTTAAAGAAAGTATAGATAAAGGTGATGGTGTTGATTTAGACGCGTATGGGTATAAATTAGTACCAAAAAATAAAGCAGGGAATTACGTACAAAAAGGATCAAAACTAGATGTAAAACAGTTATTTGAGGACCAAAAAGATTTCCAAGCTAAAAGAATAGCTGCATTTGATGTAATTGAACAAGAACTTAACGATATTTATAAGATGTTGAGCAATGCTAAGAATGAAACAAGTGATTATTACAATGATAATCCTTCATCATACTCAGTTATTAAACCAACTGATCTAGTTTTAGATTATATAAAAGATATTAAAGACTTATTAAAAGGAGAATAAAATGGCAAAAACAATACAAGAACAATACAACCAAATAAAAAAAGGGAAGGGTAGTAAAGAAATTTTCCTTAAAGAGGTTAAAAGAAACTATCCACATATGATAGTTAATTCTGCTACGTTTGATCAAGCAGAAAAAATCTTATTACAAAGATCAGTATTATCTGAAAATATTGCAGGTGTAGTAAATACGACTACTGAAAAACCAGATTGGTTTAAAATATTTGATGAAAATATGGAAATTATAAAGGAACAAAATCCTAAAAATCCAAATAGATATCCTCCATTACACATAGCACAAACTGAAGAATCTAAAAAAGATGAAGCACGTAAAGCAGACGCTAGCAAGCCAGATAAAGATGTAGTTGAATTAGAAACAAAAGGATATGATTATAAAGATCTTAAACTTATTGATAATTTAAATGGTGAAGAATTTAGACTAGGTGTTAAATTCGAAATGGATAAAGTTAGAAATACAGTATCAGATGCTGAATTAGGTGATGCTATTAAAAAAGCTCAAGAAGTAGTAGCTAAAAATTTAGCTAAAGATCCTTTATACTATGTTAAAAATGCTATGTTTGGGATAGATAAATTAGGATATGTTGAAGACTTTCCTGGATTAGGAGCAAGTAAATCTGATAAAATGGAACCTGTTAAATTAAAAGAAAATAAAATGATATCATTATTAAGTCTACTAGAAAATGTAGAAGAAAAACCTAAGAAAAAAAGACTAAAAAAAGAAACTATAGATAGTAAATTATCTGAAATAGATAAAGCATCACAACTTGTAGCTATGGAAGCAAAAATTGCTCATGTTGCTGAAGTTATAGAAAAGAAACAAGCAAGACTTTCTATGGTTACTGAAGATGAAAATTTAGCAGAATTAGCTGATAAAGCTAAAATTAAAGCTATGCAACGTGAAGTAAAAGATTTATCTAAAAGAAAGATGAAAATGGAAAAACTTTACGAAAAAATGTCTGGTAAAAAATATAAAGCACCAGTTGTAGATGAAGATTTAGGTTCATCTAACTATGCAGGAGCTTCAAATGCAGATGTATCAGGAGTAAATTCATCTCATGCATTTAGAAATAATGCAAATCAAGCAGTTGCTGCAGATAAAAATAACATTGAAGAAGAAAGTAATGCAGGTTCAAATGAAAATTCAAATGATGAATCAAATTACAATTCTAATGAAAATCCAGAATCATATTCAGCGCTGCAGTACCGCCAAGGGAATGCGCCATCATGAAAAGCGGCACGCCCGGGTCCAGCGCGCTGGCAGCGTCAACAAAGGGGATGAGATCGGCCCCGGCGCCGGCATTATAGGTGCCGCGCGCCAGCGGACGCCCCGGACCCGCACCGCGCATATTCACCCGCAACAGGCTGAAGCCCGCATCCAGTACCGGCCGGATCAGCCACAGGATATGCGCTGCATCCATACAGCCATTCAGCCCATGAACCGCGATGATACAGCCGCGTGACCGGCCCTTTGTGCCGCCTGTGGCCGCCGGGCG